AGTATTTTAAATCATCTTCTAATGGTTTTACTATTACATTGTCAAATCCTGCTGACCTTAATTCTTTTGCTATGTCATATGACTTTGTTGTAGCATCTCTGTCTAAACATATATACAAATTTTTATACGGTTTCAAGTGACTCTTGTGTAAGTCTTTTAATTTTGTACCCATTATAGCTATACCTGTTAGTATGTTAGATACTGCACAAGCTGATGGACAATCCTCTACTATAACTGCATCATCACACTCACCACATTTAAATGGTACATCTTTATTACCATACATAAACCATTTAGGATAAACATTTTTATTTAATCCTCTACCTACTGCACCAACAAACTTATGTGAGAATCTATTCTTAATTAAGAATACAACTCTATCTTGTTTTACATCATACTTAATATCTGCTCTACCCCAAGACCAAGCCTCCCAACAATTATTATTTGATAACCATCGCATTGCTTTTTCATTTGAATATATACCTTGAAAACTATCAGGCATTTTAAACTCATCATTTTCTATATATAATTCTGTATTTCCTTCAAGAACTTTTTGTACATATTTCATATCTTTTTCTCCTTGTTTTTTTCCTTTTGCTTTACATGACGCATGAAAGCAAAACCAATTTAAATTATTTTCTGTAGTATCAACTGCTAGTGTATTTAAATTTTTACAGAAAGGACAATCCATTCTCATCTGTGTATCGGGTGGAACAAATAATCCCTGCACTACCTGTAGTTGTTGTCTATAATTCAATTTTATAATTCCTCATATGTTATTCTCACATCTTGTGAGTAAAATTTATCTTTTGAAAGAGATAGCTTTTTGGTAAGGATAAGGTGTGTAGCCTCATCATTTATTCTATCTACATCTACTATTCCTGAAAGTGGTAATGTGTATTGTCCTGTGTATCCTAATCCAAATACTTTTATGAGGTAGTTTTTTTCTGTTTCCATTGTTTCTCCTTATCATACTTTTATTTATTTGTCAACTGATTTTTTAATTACTTGTTTTATTATTGTAACTTTAGGGTCTAAGTCTATAGTCTTACAAGCTGTAAGTAATAATAAAATTATAATTATATATTTCATTCTTCCTCAGCATACTCTTCATTTATTTTTTTATAGTCTACTTCAGGTTGATTCATATAATCTTCTTCTGCTTGTTTATAGCACAACTCATCTATCTCTATCCAAGATAAGTGAGGATTTTTTCTTTGTATCTCCTCAAACAATTCTACTGCTTTATTTTCTAACCATTCTGATTTTCCGTCTACACTCATTTGTTTTCCTCTTCTTTATTTTTTTCTTTTATATAGTCAGTTAAAAATGTATCAACACTTGAAGCTGTGTCATCATCTATTTCTGTAATAGTATCAGTATACCAAGTGTTGTCTTTGCGTTCTATTGTGGCAACTATTGCCCAACCAGTACATTTATATGGTTTTTTATATCTCATATTATCCTCTCTATTTGTTCTCCATTTGTTTTTTTGATTCTTTTAAATGTTCTATATGTATTTCTGCACGAATATTATCAATAAAATTCTTACATTTTTTTACATAAACCTTTGATAAATCTTTCTCATTGTACAAAAAATAATTTAATAAATTATTATGATTACTTCTTACTGTCATCAGTATACCCCTCTATCATATCAATTAAATTCTTTAATGATTGCTCTGTATCTTTTGTCATTGTTTCTTGATAGTCAAATATTATTGACCTTAACTCTATTATTATTTCTTCCTTTGTCATCAATGCTCCTTATAGCTTACTTGTTTAACTTTACGACTCCAGCAAGTACGGCAAGATTTACACTCACCATCTTGTTTATATGCAGGACACTCTCGCCCTATTGCTTTCTTATCTTTGTGTACACCTGATGTCCACTTCCAAAACTTTGGTGGTGGGCTATCTACTTTGATTGCAGATACACGCAAACATAAATTTTTTGGTACATCTTTTTCTTTTACTTGTGCTACAATATTATATTCTCTAGTAGCTAACCAATATTTTATATGGGGTGTAAGTTCACATACCTCAAATATTTTCATAAGATGTGAGAAAGATTGTAAATCTCCTGAGTCAAACCAACGGTGAAAAAGCCTTGATTTATCTAGCTTTTTGTACTTTTGGGTAATGAGTTCTGCCATATAATCTACCCACTCAGGTTTGTCTATTGCATTTATTCTTATCTGATGTGCATTAGCAACAACAGGAAATAAGTAATGTCCGTTAAGTGCATAACATTTATTACAGATAGTTCCTTTTATCTTTGCCAACTTACTACCTGTCTTACATCTCTTTGCAGATATACCCCACGCATATGCAGGCATTTTGCTAGGGTTTGATAATGTTCCTATTTCTTTTTCAAGTTCTTTTCTTTTCATTAATCGTAATACTCCTCTTCTAATTTTCTTTTATCTAGTTTATGTTTATCAATTATTTTAATAGCTAATTGAAATTTACCTTTCTCTCTACATTTTTTAATTAAATTTAATAACTTAAATGTAAACTCTGTTTTTCTATTCATCTGTTTCCTTTTGTTTTTCTTTCATAAAGTCTGGCATTTCCCTGTGTGTGTACTTTGCAAATCTTTTTTTATCGTGTGTATAATATGTTCTATATGACTCAATGTAATCATCACACTTGTATTCATCAGGCATACATAGTGGGGGTGTAGTAAATTTTTTTTCAGGTATCTTATCTTTCCAAGATAAATTAAAATCAATAAAGTAATTAATAACTTTCATAGACTTGTGCATTTTATTATATCTTCTTTCAAACTCAAAGCCAAGCCAGTTGCCAAGTAATAAAGTCCAACCAAAATTACCAACACTATCTCCTACCCAAACTGTCATTGGGTGGTTAGGATATGCAGGTTTATATATCTTTTCATCTTCTCCTGCGTGTCGTTGATAACCTGTTGATAGCATTTGTGCAGTTTCTAATATCATCTTAACTACGTGCTTATCACAATGATACTCAGCACATATCTTTGGATTCTTGTGTAAGTGAAATATGTTCATAATTTTTTTAGTAAGATTTCTATTACTGTTCTCGTATTGAAGTTCTTTAACTTACCACAATTATAATGGTAAGTCAAATCATTATGTAAATCTCTTACGTATTCAGGCTCTCCACCTGCAAGATCACACCATAATCTAAATGATTTTATACTGGGGTCAAAGAATCTTTTTGCTGTGTCCATTAGTATAGATTTTTCTGTTGTTCCACAATAACTACTATTGGTTATGTGACCTAGACTATCTAAACAAGCCCTAGTAATTACTGCCTTAGCTAAATCTTTTAATGGATTAACTTCTTTTTTTTGTTCTAACTCGTGATTCATTGTTGGATTCATAATATATTTCTTTTTTTGTTTATAATTGCTTGACAAATTAACAAAAATATGTTATGCTATTCTGTCGTTGCAGGGGGGTTAGTATATACTACCTAGATTCTACCCCTGTTATATGGGCAATTATTTGGTGTCCCTTTTTATTTATATATTCTACTTTATATAATTTTTTATGGTCAAGTTTCTTTTGTAGTTTCTTTAAAGACATAGCCCCCATAGTTTCAATCGGCTTATCTGTATCATCTGTTATGTCTGTAACTTTATATTCATATCTATATCTCATATGGTTATTTGCTCCTTTTATTTTCTTTTTGTTCTTCTTCTTTTTTTATATTATATTGTATCACAAAATAAACTATAAGTCCACCCACCAATATGGCACATATACCTATAAATAATTGTAGTATTCCGTAATGTATATCCATAATTTTTTGGGCGATTTGCCTAGCGAGGCTTGTGGGTAGTGCAAGTTTTACCACTCTATCATAGTTGTACAACCAAGTATCAATAACTTACGTATAGACCTCCTTTTCAGCTAGTTTGGAAAGCCTTACCTTACTACAAATCATAAAAAGGCTAGGCGATTTCTCGCCTAACCCTATATCAGTATTAGTTTACTGATTGACTACGAAGATGTTGCTGTAATGCAATCTTTGCAGTAGCAATTTTCTCCTCTTTACTAGGTTGTTTTGCATAACCTAATATAGAATCTGTCATTGACTTTAGACTAGCAGGATTAACTACTAGAGAACTACCAAATACTTTATTGAGAGATATTGCAGGCTCCCAATTATATTCTTTAGCAATCATATCAACTTCAGACTTAGTCTTACATGCTTTAATCTGCTCACCAACTAGATCAACTGCTCTAAGTATAGAACTAATCCAATCTTGATGAGTCTTTATCACTTCAGCTTTTGCTATTAACATCAGCTCAAATGTAGCAAACTCAGATTCTGAGCAAGGTATTGCACGAGATTTACAACCACCACTACCAATAACATCTAAAGCATGGTCTTCTCTCCATACTCTATGCCAATCAGTAGAACTTCCGTCATTACCTTTTAACCATTGTTTATTTTTATTAGTCATTGTAGAGTGATGAGGATTACTTCTGTTATCTTTTTGCTCAATCTCTATATCGGGGTTATAGCCATTAGCTTTTAACTCCTCACGATACCAAGCATAACCGAAGTCATCATTATCTCTATACTCTTGACCACTTGTATTGCCGTCTAACTCAAAGCTGAAATGTTTTTTCTTATCCACTTCATCATTGTAGGTGTCTAGCATTTTTGCTTTGTTGCCCTTTTTATCTACAACTGCAAAATAAAAACAACTGTCTTTCGCTGTTGCGTCAACAGTATTATATTTCTTCTGCAAAGTTTGTAGAGTAGAAACATCTTCGGGTTTATACACTCTATGCACAACTTCGGTTGCTAACTTAAATGCGTCATCAATCCTAGTTTTACACAAAGTTTTAGCCGATAGATATGACTCATACTTTGGGTTCTCTTTATTAGATTCTAAAAATCTTCGGAAGTCTTTTATATAAGCCGACCTATAATCTTTATTCAATCTAATATCTCTTTTTTTGTCTTGTTCCATTGAGTACTCTCCTTGTTGGTTTTTAAGACACCACCGATTTAATTCGGTAGTGCCTATATAATACTATATTAATTTGATTGTGTCAAGCCGAGTTGTTCCGCTAGAACTTTGGCTTGTGCTGAGGATAGACTTTCGCTATGTTCTTCGTTAGGGTGTATCTTTGCTTGTGCTTTAGTGATAGAGTGTTTTATATTAAATAACTTATTAGCTAAAAAATATGTCCAACGACTTTCGCTATCAGTATCATAATGATACTCACTATCAATAAACCAAGCGTCTTCTAAGCTAAACTTTACAGGCTCAGTTATTTTAACATTAAGGGCAATCAATGCTCTATCCATATATATATCAGACCAAGTATCATAGCAACCAAGTGTGCAAAAACTACCATTACCATATCCATTTGCTTTATTAGATTGATAATACTTGCTACCCTTGATACCCCTAATTTGATTTGAGTTTTTCTTTTCAGGACACTTAGGATTTTGACACCACGTACTACTCATTTTATGTCCTCCAATATATCCCACTTGCCGTCAAGTAAATCTTTCTTAAAATTAAACTCAACTTTAGGGAACTCTATTACTTTAACTTTAGTCTTTAAGTGATTGATTTTATAGAACTTTTTGCCTACACTTAACCACTTCATACGTGCATAAGAAATATTTCTAGGTTGTTTCTTATCCAAGTCAAAGGCAAGTAAGTATTCATCTTCATTAGTTGTTCTTGCTTTACCTTTACGTTTATACATTGAGCCGTCAGATTGTTTCCAACGAACTCTATGTATTAAATCAAATCTTCCTACTCGTTTCTCTTTATTAAGTTTTACAAATCCAACTCTAAACTTTTCAGATTTGTATTGCTCAATTAAAGTTTCAACAAAGTTAGGAAAATCTTTTACTCTTACATTAGATTGTATGTTCATATATTTTCCTTGTTGGTTAGTTTATTTTGGGGTGGTGCTGTACACTAGTGAGTTCTACACCACCCCCCTTGATTGCCCAGAATTTCCGTCAGCATATGCTATAAACAAAAAAGGATAGCCAACTCTCGCTGACTACCCCTATAATATACAACAATTAATTGTTTATGTCAATCTATTTGAATTTTAACTGTGGCTCTATCTCTTTTAATCTTTCAGTAATCTTATCTAAAATTTCTTTTAGGTCGTGTAGAATTAAATCTCTATGTTTAAATCTAATACCTAATAACTTTTTAGATACAGCAGTTAAAGTATAGAACTCACTTGATAATCTTGCCTGACTATCGTGTTCCATAGTATTTTTTAAGACTTGTTGAAAGTCAATTACTTTGCTCATTGTTTTTCCTTTAGTTTATTGCAATAGTGTATATACACTTTTACTTTTTCATTATCAATATGATAGTATGCGTTATCATTATCATAAGACGTTCTGCTTTTAACATATTCCTCACACGATTGGTAAGAAATAAATTTTTGTTTAACTACATATTTAACAACTTTCTGATGATTTAAACCTGTAATTAATATTATTAGTGCCTCAAACATTATAGTCCTATCATTTTTAACCACCCACCCAACATCATAATTAATATAAATGGTGGCAGTAGGTATATTAGTTTATCTTCTAGTGATAACTTACCAAATGCTTTGAGTATAATAATCATAATTATAACCCAAAGCAATATAGCAAAAATACTATTGCTCAATAGTATCTTGATTTTGTGTAGGCAATTCAACTTTGTGTTTTTCCCACATAGCTGTATCACTATTCCAATACACAAAACACTCCTTAGCTTTAGCCATTTCATAAGCTAATTCCTGAGTAGGCTTTCCGTCATTTTCTATACGTGCTAAACAATTAATTAGCCGTTTTCGTAATGACCTTTTCCATTTCATTTCCCAAGAAGTATCTACGATTTTATTTTCTGACATATGTTTTCCTTGTTGGTTGTTTAAACATATACACTATACCAAATTTGCTTTATAAAGTCAAATAAAAAACCCTAGCTAACGATTAAGCTAACTAGGGTTATTTTCTCAGGGGAGAAATTTTTATTCTGATATAAGTTTTTTTAACTCATTAATTTGTGGCTCTCTTATGTTATCCAAATAATTAGATTGAGTCAGGATATTTTTTACCCTCTCAAATGAAGTTAATTGGAATAACAAGTCGTCCATTTTTTTCTGCTGATATATCTTATCTTTATTGCTATCAATAAGATATTCTTTTTGCATTCTTTTTATGTCTGTACTATGTACCATTTTATCTCCTTTGTTATTCTTATAGTATATAAAAAAAAACCCCCTGCGTCAAGCTGACACAAGGGGTTTCACGTCTGTTCAATCATTATGATTTCCTATTTTTTTTATTCACATAAAGGTTGCAACTATTAACAGTAAAATAGTAGCCCAAAAAAATGTGGCAAGTGTTATCTGCATATATATATCCTTTCTTTTTTTAGTTTATATATCAGCTTACACCTACTTTTTTTTTGTGTCAAGCCTATCTGTACCTATTTAATCGGTCGGATAGTTCCTGACTTTTCTTTTCTTTTTTATCTTTTATGTAGGCATATATTACTAATGCTATCCCACTTAAAAGAATTATTTTTAAATCTAATGGCATATTTTTTTCCTATATTTTATCGTTATAACTAGGCAAATATTTTATGAAATAAATTAAACCTATTCCAAAAACTAAAAACCCAGTAAATAAATCTAAATGTAATGCAATTATTACACCTAAAAAAATAATCATAAAACTTACAGCAAATGCGATTGCTAATAATATTCTAGTCATATCTTTTTATTGTCTAAGTTGTAGATTGCTTTAATAAATAAAGATTTATTAAATTTATTATTGTCAGAATAAAACAAATTAACAAAATCATTTATTAATTTTATGTTATATGGTTTATGCTTAGATAAAACTTTCGCAATTTTTATATAGTATTTTTTACTTATCATATTTTCCCCCTTTTCAACTTCAAGTATATATGTTCAAATTGCATAGGTCAAGGGCTAAGCTATGCACAAACGGAATACCTTTATAGGTTGTGTGATGTTCTGCGTTTGTTCAGGTGTGACATAAGTATACAAGTTAAATCATTTAACTAATAAATAATTTCACAAATGAGTTGCAATAACTTTTTTAAAATGTGATAAATAGATATGGATATTCCTTTTAAAAATAAGAATAATTTTAAAAAGCAAATTACTTGCTTTGGTTATTCTAAAAATGAAAAGGAAAAAACTATGTCAAAAAACACAAAAAACGTAATGGAAAAAAGTGAAGAAATAAAAGAGTTAGATTTTATGGACTCACTAAAATCAAATGAACAGTTAAGAACGGTTTTGCTTAAAGCTAGAAGTATCACTAAAAACTTAACTTCAGTTGTAGTTCCACAAATGGCGACAGCAATAAAATCTTTAATGACTGAAGCAAATTCAGGCAAGGTTGAAATTAAAGATTGGAACACTATGAAATATTTGAGAGGGCATTGTTATAAAGTAGCAAATTATGACAGAAGAAAAGACCTTAATCAAAATTTTGAAGTGTCTATAACTATGGCTGTTAGACTTGCAATAATGATGTTCAGTAAGCCTGAGCAATTTGACGTGACTAAAAATAATGAAATTTTAGTTATGGATAAAATTGCAACACCATTTATTGAACAGACTAAGCAAGGTCAAAAAGGCGGTAAAAAAAAGGTTAAGAATACTAGTGAAGAATTGGTTGAAATTGTTCCTAGTACAATTAATAAAATATGGTCAGCCGAATATCCGACAGTAAAAAGACCAAACGCAAAAAATAGTGTGAATATCACTAGAAGTTTAAAAGAAGCATTAAACATTTTAGAGAATTTGCAAAATATTTGTGAAAGTAAAAACCCGTCTAAAATAGTTGAAAAAATTAGTGATGATGATGCTGGCTTAATTGGTAGTTTTGGGCTAATTGATTTCAATAAAATTAGAGATACTTTCAGCAAGTATGAAGAAAATTTATCAGGTGAAATTAGAGAAAAAGTTTTATCTGCATAAGTAAACAAAAAGGAATATCCGAAAAGACCCCTGACTAAATCTCAGGGGTTTTTTTTTGGCTTTAATAAATTTGACTGAGTGATTTACAGGGGGGGTTATTAATTACAAAATTTTACACTCCCTAAGTTCCCCATAGGTGTTAACTTAATTTTGTAAGCATTAGACATTGGAATTTTTTTAATTTGATTTTAGGAAACCTTAAAAAAAACTAGGGTACACGCAGGGGTCAGGGGGGGGGTAGTATAGTATACATAC